ACCTAATACTGCTCATGGTTATGCTGCAATGTCTAGTGGAGATCGCAGAGGAGAACATAGTTTTAGGTTGGCTGGAGCTAAAGCTGTTACTACACCACATGAAGATAGATCTGTTATAAAATTTCGTATTCCTATGAATTGGGTTAGAAAAAATGTTGATCCAAATTTAAGAGGAAATATTGGTGTTGCTTCTGAGAGATTAAAAGATAAGTCTCAATATGATAGTTGGAAAGAAAAAAATCCCAAAGGTTCAGATAGTGAATATTATATGGGATCTGAGTTGAGATTTTCCAAACCTGTACCTCCAGAATTTTATGCTGGACATTCTTATAGGGTAAAGAAACAGTAATGGCTACCAACTTTTTCTTCAATAATTTTCAATCATCACAAGAACAGCTGTTACTTGAAAATCTTATTATAGAATCTATTAAAATTTATGGTCAGGACATGTATTACATTCCTCGTAAATTAAATAACTATGATGATGTTTATGGTAGTGACGACCAATCAAGTTATGAAAATGCATATATGATAGAGATGTATATTAAGTCTATCGATGGATTTAGTGGTGATGGTGAATTTATGTCTAAATTTGGCATTGAAATTAGAGATCGTGTTGTATTCTCTATGTCTCAAAAAATATTTAATGAGGAAGTTGGAACATTCACATCGCAAACAAGACCAAATGAAGGTGATTTAATATATTTCACATTAAATAAAAAATGTTTTCAAGTTAAATATGTTAACAAATTTGAGATGTTTTATCAACTTGGTGCTTTGCAAACTTGGGAAGTTATTTGTGAATTGTTTGAATATTCTGGAGAAACAATAAACACTGGTATACCAGAAATTGATATTCTACAAAAGAAATTTGACAGTAATCAATACAATTGGTCTATTAAAAATGAAGCTGGTGATTTCTTACTAGATGAAGAAAGTAATCTTATTGTTATCGAAAATTCTAATGTTGACAATTTGTTTATTGCTGCTGATAATGAAGAAATTCAATCAGAATCTGATACGTTCATTGATTTTACATCTATTGACCCATTTAGTGAAAGAGCTCTTTAATGTTCGGCGCACCATTTTACTTTAGTACTTTAAGAAAATATGTTATTCTTGTCGGAACACTTTTTAATAATATTCGTATCACAAAAACAGATTCAAGTAATAATCAAATTTCATTAATTAAAGTTCCAATTACATATGCTCCTAAAGATAAAATGTTGGCTAGGTTATTACAAGATCCAAATATTGATAGACAAAGTGCAACTATTACACTTCCAGTTATTTCTTTTGAAATGGGTAAAATGCAATATGATGGAAGTAGAAAATTAAACACTATTAATAGGATTGCTGTAAAAGACACCACAAACCAATCGAAACTTTCATATCAATATAATCCTGTTCCATATAATATAGATTTTAAAGTTTATATTTACGCTAAAAATACTGAAGATGGCACTAAAATTATTGAGCAAATTTTACCGTATTTTACTCCAGATTGGACAACTACAATAAATATTATTCCAGAAATGAATATTAATATAGATATTCCTATAATTTTAAATAATATTAACTATTCAGACAATTATGATGGAAAATATATAGATCGTAGATCTATTATTTGGTCTTTAGATTTAGTTTTAAAAGGTTATATTTATGGACCAGTAAAAAAATCTAATATAATTAAATTTATTAAAACAAATTTTTACATACCAAACGTTGATGATGGTAATTTAACATCAACTACTGTCGCCAACACTCCAATCTTAGAAAGATTTACTATACAACCTGGATTAAATGCTAATGCCGAACCCATAAATTATTACGGACAAGCTAATGATACTTTAGGAACTTTAGCTTATTCAGTTATTGAGTCTGATGATAATTATGGACATATTACTTTTGTTTATGATACAGATGAGGTATAATGATAAAAAAAGAGGATGATAAAGATCCAATTGGTAAAGCTTTAAATCTTTTACCAACAGAGCAATCAAATATATATGTGAATAAAATAATTTCTGATGCTTATGATGATAGTGCGAAACAAGACTTTGAAAAAGCTCGTGCCAATATTCATAACATGATCGAAAACGGTCAAGAAGCAATGTTAAAGCTAGCACAAATTGCAGATAGTTCACAACACCCAAGAGCTTTTGAAGTTCTTGCTAAGTTGATGGACACAATGCTTACAGCCAACGAAAAACTTTTAGATTTGCAAACAAAAATTCGTGAAATAGATGCAGCTGATTCTCCAATAAACGAAAAAGCAAAGACAATAAACAATAACCTATTTGTTGGATCAACTGCAGAACTTCAAAAAGTTTTAAAGGATATGAAGAAAAATGACGAGGATTGATAACTCTAAAGGTTATAATGGTAATGTTCTTTTAAAAAGATCTAACCAAAATATTCAATGGTCACCAGATCTTGTTCAAGAATGGGTAAAATGTTCTGAAGATCCAATCTATTTCGTTGAAAATTATATGAAAATAATTTCTTTGAACGAGGGGTTACAAACTTTTAATCCATATCCATATCAAAGAAAAATGATTAAATCTTTCGTTGATAATCGTTATACTGTAGTTACAACTGCTCGTCAAGCTGGCAAGTCCACAACTACTTGCGGTTTTATTCTTTGGTATATTATTTTCCACGCTGACAAAACTGTTGCACTTTTAGCAAATAAAGGCGAAACTGCTCGAGAAATTCTCGGACGTGTTCAGCTAGCATATCAGCATTTACCACAATGGCTGCAACAGGGTGTTAAAGAGTGGAATAAAGGTTCTTTTGTTTTAGAGAACAACAGCCGTGTCATCGCTGCTGCTACCTCTGCTAGTGCTATTCGTGGTTATACTATTAATCTTTTGTTTATCGACGAAGCTGCACATATTGAAAATTGGAACGAATTTTTTACCTCAGTTTATCCTACTATTTCTTCTGGTACAGATTCTAAAATTGTTCTTGTTTCTACACCTAACGGTTTAAATCACTTTTATAGCACTTGGATTAATGCTGTAGAGGGACGTAATGGATATAACCCAATACTTGTAAATTGGCAAGCAGTTCCAGGTAGAGATGAAAAATGGAAACAAGATACATTAGCTGGTATGAATTTCGATATCGAAAAATTCGATCAAGAAATGAATTGCGAATTTTTAGGTTCTTCTGGAACACTTATTTCTGGTTGGAAATTAAAGGAGCTTGTTCATAAATCTCCAATGGTTGAAAGAGAAGGCATGATACAATATGTTCAACCTGAAAAAGATCATGTGTATGTTATGGTGTGTGACGTTTCTAGAGGAAAAGGTTTAGATTATTCTGCTTTTCAAGTATTAGACGTTACTAAAATGCCATATAATCAAATTTGTGTGTTTAGAAATAATTCTGTAACACCTATAGATTATGCAGATATTATTCACAGAACTGCTAAATCTTACAATGACGCTTTTGTTTTAGTTGAAATTAATGATATTGGTGAACAAGTTTCATCTTCTATTCAATATGATTTTGGTTATGAAAATATGTTGTTTACCGAAAATGCTGGTAGAAGCGGAAAAAGAGTTACAACTGGTTTTGGTGGTAAATCTGCAGACAAAGGTATAAGAACAACAACTGTAGTTAAATCTATCGGATGCTCTATGATGAAACTTTTGATAGAGCAAAATCAACTTTTGATAAATGATTTTCAAACCATAAATGAACTTTCTACGTTTTCTAAAAGAGGTAGATCGTATCAAGCAGAGTCTGGAAAACATGACGATTTAGTTATGTGTTTGGTTCTTTTTGCTTGGTTATCTGAGCAACAATATTTTAAAGATTATACAAATATCAATACATTAATTACTCTTCGAGACAAAACAGAAAAAGAAATAGAGCAAGATTTAGCTCCTTTTGGATTTGTTTTTGATGGAAGAGAAGGCGAAGAATATAAAGATGATGATTATGAAAAATATGATCCTAACAGTTGGATATGGAACCAACCTAGAGATTTCTAAAAAACATCTTTTAATAAATACAATGAAAATACAATCGCTTTCTCACAAAAGGAGATACAAAAATGGCATTTCAATTAAGTCCTGGTGTAAATGTTTCTGAAACTGATTTAACTACGGTCGTTCCTGCAGTCGCAACTTCTGATGGTGCAATTGGTGGTGTGTTTAGATGGGGGCCAGTTGAAGAACGTGTTCTTGTTGATTCAGAAAATTTACTTGTTAAGTATTTTGGTAAACCAACAAACCTCAATGCCGAAACATTTTTTACTGCTGCAAATTTTTTAAATTACGGAAATCGCCTTTATGTTTCAAGAGCTGCTAAAACAGATGGTGCTACTCCATCTATTACAGCAAACACTACAGCAGGAAACAGCACTTCTGGAAATAACGTTTTTACTTGTAATACATCTCAACTTGTAGTAGGCATGTATGTTTATCAAACATCAAACACTAATGTTTTAAGTGCAGAAACTTTGCCTGAAATTACCTCTATAAATTCAACAGCAATTATACTTTCATCACGAGCATCAATTAACACCTCTGGAAGTAGTATCACTGTTTCTTTTGCATCACCAGATGCAACTTATAGTTCTGTGGCAGTTGATACTGCTAACACTAATGCAGTTGTTGCAAATCTTGTAAATCAAATTGTTAAAAACGAAAATCATTATGAAACAAAAGATGGTAATTTCGATTCAGATGTTCTTTATGTTGCAAGACATCCAGGAGTTATAGGTAATTCGTTAAAAGTTTCGGTATGTGATAACAGTGGAAGTTTTTCATCTAATATTTCTTTAACAAACGTAGTAAGTTATAGCGTTGGTTCTGCAAATGCAACCTTCTTACATGTTCAAGAAGGTGCAGAAGTTAACAGCTCAATTTATACTTCTGCTTTGGCCGATTTGACTCTAAGAGATCTTATCTTGGTTGGAAATAGCGAAATTGGAACACAGTATATGTC